TACTTTCAGTCATAGCTGCATGGTAAATTGTTTCAAATATTTCCTTATTCAATACCTTTGCTTCATTTGAAGTGAATACATAATCCATAAGGAAAAATACATCCGCTAAACCTTGAGTTCCAATTGCAATAGCTCTTTGACTTAAACCACCTTTTCTTCCTTTGTTTGTAGAATAATTATTGATATCAATAACCTTATTCAACGCACGAACTACCTTTCTTACTTCAGAATGTAATAAATTAAAATTGAACTTGCCATCTACAATGAAATTCTTCAAAATCATCGAAGAAAGGGTACATATTGCTGTATAGTCCTTTTCGTTAGTGGCTTGCACAATTTCTGCACAAAGGTTTGATTGTCTGATAGTTCCAATATTTTGATGATTGGTTTTTCTATTTACATTATCCTTTGAACATAGGTATGGAACACCTGTTTCAATTTGCGATTCTACAATTTTATTCCAAACTTCTTGAGCTTTCACTTTTTTCCCAAGACCTAATTCAACTGCCTTTTGATAGTTTGCTTCGTATTCTTCACCATAAGATTCATAAAGAGGTTTAATACCTGCTTTTAGAATATCATTAGGACAAAATAGATACCAATCGGAATCTTCTTTTACAGCTCTCATGAAGTTATCTGTAATCCAAATGGCAGTAAATAAATCTCTTGCTCGGAGTTCTTCTTTACCTGTATTTTTTTTGATGTCTAATAGGTCGAAGATGTCTTTGTGCCAAGGTTCAATGTATATGGCAGCAGAGCCGGGCCGCCTGCCCTGTTGGTTGAAGAATCTCAGTGACTCATTAACAATTTTTAAATATTTCAAAAGACCACCCGCATATCCTCCTGAAGTACTCAATCTACTTTCTTTACTACGAATATTTGACATACAAAGTCCAATACCAGCGGCATCAGCAGAATATGTTGATATGTCAGTCATTGTGTTTAATAACCCCTCTCTACTATCATCATCATTAAAATGTAATACACAAGATGCCAATTGTGGAATCTTTGTACCAGAATTAATCATAATAGGTGTGGCGGGAGATATAAGTTGATTTGATAAAGATTTGTAGTATTCAATGGCTTCGTCAAATGATTTTGTTACCCATAGAGCGACCCTCATATACATATGTTGGGGTCTTTCAACTGTAACACCTTCAGGAGTTTTTAACAAATACATTTCATATAATGACCTCCAAGCAAAGTAATCAAAGTTATAATCATTTTCGTGATTAATAACCTCGTCAATGTTTGATTCACCATATTGGTTAATTGTATTCATTAACTCTTCATTAACAATTCCAACACTAGCCAATGATTTCATTGTTTGACTAAAACTTTCATTGGTTTCTTTGTGATATGAGGATATTGCAACAGAGGAAGCCAACCTTGAATAATCGTGGTGACTTCCAGTGTATGACGCAGCAATCTCATAAATCAACTTATCCAATTGTTTTGTTGAGATTATACCCTCAGTTGGAACTGATGTAATTACCTTAATGAATATCTGATCTGAATTAACATTTAGGGTTTTACTTGCTCGTTTAATTCTTGTTTGTATTTTGGTGGGGTTAAAGGCAACAACCTCCCCATTTCTTTTTTGAATTCTTAATGACATAATTAATTTTTAAAAATCGTCTGTGAATGAAATAGTTTCGTTAAGTTTTGCTTTTTGATACTCCATAGTTCTTGATTCAAAGAAGTTACCTTTGGTTTCAATTGCAATTTGTTCCATAAACTTGAAGGGCTGTTCAACATTAAATTGTTTACTACAACCAAATTTAACCAACAAACCATCAACAACAAATTCCAAATATTGTTTCATTAAATTGGAATTCATTCCGATTAATGACACTGGTAGTGATTCTGTGATAAACTCTTTCTCAATCTCCAAAGCAGAAAGTAATATTTCCTTTATTCTTTTTTCACTTGGTTTGTTCTCAACGTGATTATTTAAAAGATGAATTGCGAAATCACAATGTAGGTTTTCATCTTTGAAAATCAATGAATTTGCATTACAAAGACCTTGCATAACCCCCCTTGATTTCAACCAAAATATTGAACAAAATGACCCTGAAAAGAATATTCCCTCAACCGCAGCAAATGCCACCAATCGTTCTTGGAATGATGCTTTCTCAATCCAATCTAAAGTCCATTTGGCTTTCTTTTGAACCGCAGGTAATCTATCAATCGCATTGAAACATTCGTCCTTTTCCTTTGGATTAGATATATAAGTATCAATTAATAAAGAATACATTAAAGAATGGATATTTTCCATCATTAATTGAAATCCGTAGAAAAATTTCGCTTCAGGGTATTGTACTTCACGGTAGAAGTTCTCAGCCAAGTTCTCATTTACAATACCATCAGATGCCGCGAAGAACGACAATATGTTTTTAATGAAGTATTGTTCGTTCTCTGACAAGTTTTGCCACTCTCTGATGTCACCAGTCAAGTCAACCTCTTCTGCTGTCCAAAATGCAGCCTGATGTTGTTTGTAGTATTCCCATATGTCATTGTATTGAATGGGGAAAATCACAAAACGATTTGGATTCTCTGTTAATATTTTTTCAGTCATAATTAATTTGTATTTTCTCTTTGTTTTCTTTTTTCTAATAAATCTTTAATTCTTTGTCTATTGTTTTCTTCTTTTTGTTCCTCATGTCCTAAGAATGTAACGGATGATTCTGTATCAATATCCAACATACCATTATCAAACTTACAATTTTCAAAGATAATTCCATCATCTCCAATCCTTGATTTAGTAACCGCAATTGTCGCTAACTTCATTTCTTTTTGTTGTAATGATTTTGCAACCGTTATAATAACGTGACCAACTTGAGCCTTCTTAATCGAACCACCCATTTGATCCGTTGTTACCACCTCAGATGATATTGAACTTCTATTACCCTGTGTTGCCGTCCATCCAGCCAAATTCAATTCGTGACACATTGCTTCAAATGCTCTCATAACTGAACCTTCTGATTTCCATTCGTCACCCAAGTTCTTCTCAGGTACAACACAATCAATATAATCCAATAATACCATATCAATCTTAACCCCTTCAGCAATCTTCTTTCTGACAATGTTTTTGATTTGACTCATTGTCATCGTATCAGATGGAAGTTTTTCTAGGATAAGTTGATTATCCATTTTATCTTCAATCTCTTTAACCTTTTTGATAACTTCATCCTTTTTGTTTGACATATCATCAGGGTGAACTTTAGTCCACAAGGTAAAATGTTTTCTTTGAATAACCTTGGGATTGTCCTCAAAAAATATTTGAAGTACGTTATTACCCAAATTAAAAGCATGATTAGCTATCTTAGTTAGGAATGTTGATTTACCAACACCTGTTGGTGCAAGTACCACGCCTATTTCACCTTTTGCCAAACCACCCTTTAATAATCGGTCAATACCACCAATTCCCATTGGTATTGGATGTCTGAAATCTTCATTCAATACATCATCCAAATTGGAGAATACATTTAACATTCCATCATCTCTGACACCTACTTGTAAGGCTTCTCTAATCATTTCTTCAAGGGTATCATAACTTTCAAATTCACCCCCGTCAATGACCTTTTGTGCTTTGGTAATTGCTTTCTGTAATTCTTGTTGTTTACAGAACTTTAAGGCTTTCTCTTGAACAAATTCACCACCAGATAATGGGGCTTCCTTAATCTTTTTAATTGTATCAATTACGATTTTAGCGACATTCTCTTGTTGGAATTCCGCTTTAGTAATTTGTTCCAAGGTGTCAAAAGTGGGAACGCTGTCCCACTTTTGATTGTATTCCTTGATCATCTGAACGATGAGTTTAAAGTATTTGTTCTCGAAGTAATTTGGTTCTAAAACATCAACGATTGACCTTGAAAAGTTATTATCTAATACAATTTGATTAATCAGTTGAATTTGGAATGAGCTCCCCAAGTAATCAAAATTTTTGTTAGATGACATAGTTTAAATTTGTTGTATGAATAAATATTACACTCTTGTATTAAGTCCAAGATAGTTGTAAGAAAGGTCTCTGTCTGACAAAATACTTGTCAAATCTGATAAGATATTTTTTATCGTTTGTCTGATGTCAACCGTGTATCTAACCTTTGGGGGGTAGATTTTTGCGTCAAATTTTCTATGACACAATAGTTTATCACCCTGTTTTAAATATATGTTAAAGTATTCGGGTCCATCAATAAAGGATGTGTTCAACATACCTGGATTATGAATTACATCATACTGATTTTCCAATAGATATGTCACCGATTTCATTTTGAGTTGGTAATTCAAACTTTCAAGAAGTTCATCCATAAACTCATGAAAATCAATGGAATTTCTTGCTGAGGGGTTATAATCTTTTACATTAAAAAATCTTTGAACGATAATGTTATCATTTACCATCATCAAAAATTCCAATTTGGTTATATCATGTTGTTCTCTCATTATTTTGTTATTTTTTTGTTTTAAAATTTCGTTTTTCTTTTCTAGTTAATTTCAAAAATGGTTTTAAAAAATTTACCCAAGCGTCATCACCTTTTGGAAGATATTTAAAGAATCCATCCTCCATCATCATCTTTATCAAGTTTCTATGCCCCCTTCCATCAGGATCCAAGGTTTCTTTATAATAAAGTTCAACAGTCTTTTTTCCTTCGTCATCAATCAATGGTTCAGATAAATCTACAATCTTTTTATTGATTTCAAAATATTCATCACCATAAATTCCTGTCTTAGTCTTTCCTGTTAAAAGATTCTTTAGGACATTGTTATTCTTATCTTCTTTCAAAAGGTTTTCAGCCTTGGTAATAATATTGGTAACTGAAATGACATCTTCAAGTAATTCAGGAAATAATTTAAATAATGTCTTATCACCCAAATAATATATCCCATCAATATTGTCTGATGTGTCTCCAGCCAATATTTTATATGTCTTAATATTAAAATGTGGAATCCAATATTCTTTGACTTTAATCCTATCCCCATCTGTATATGTCTGTTTAACCCTTGGGCAATAAACTGAAACATTTTTGGATATCAATTGAGTTAAGTCCATATCACCAGAAAATATGGTTATATTTTCGTCAGATGCTATTTGACAATAATAAGCAATCAAGTCATCAGCTTCATTGTTGTTAATATCAACTTGTCTGATAAACATTTCCTCAACATATTGTTTAACCCTCTGTTTTTGATAATTGAATGATTCATCCTTGGGTTCATCAGGTACTTGGTTACGATTTCCTTTGTATTGGGGGTAAATTAATTTCCTTGTTGATGAACTTTCTTCACCATCCCAAAATACAATTACCTTATCAAAATTCTGTTCTTCAATGGATCTTCTCAAAGTGTTAAGGAAATGCCAAATACCGCCAATATGTTTACCATTGTGATAATAATTTTTAACCCCATGAAATCCTATTTTTAGGAGGTTATTACTATCAACCAGTAATGTCTTTGTCATTAAAATAATTTTAATTGTTCAAAATGTTTTTTCTTCTCAACGATGTATTCACTTAAAAATTCTGTGAATATTGCTGACATAACCGGAACACATATCGAGTTTCCAGCCAATGCGACGTGATTCTTTGTAGTTAAAGTTGTTGATAATAGTTTGTCAATATCCTCTTCTTTAACCCCCATAAATCTATATGCCTCCCTACCTGTAATTGTTCTTATTCTTCCATTTACCATAATCTGTGGTGAACCAGTTGTTGTTAAACAAGGGGAACAACCATCAATAGAATAGATACGTCTTGCTTGGTCATAATTCACATCGTTTCTACGTGCTATAAGCTTGCACACACTATCTTTTTTGGGTTCGTTGGGTGTAATGTCGCATTCAATGAATAAGTCCTCTGTAATGTCATTTTCTATGAATGGCCGCATTGGAATTCTATCCTTTTTATGCTTATCAACATTTAACATTTTAACATTTACCTCTTCATTTGTCATTCCATAGACTGATATCATAAACACCCTCTCCCTATTTTGGGGACAACCAAAGTCAGCGCCATTAAATACCCTCCAAGCACATCCATATTTAATACTATTTAAGAAATTAATATGGTCTTTGAAACTTTCAATATGGTTATTTGACACCAAGTTCTTAACATTTTCCATCAAAAGATATTTTGGTTGGTTCTTGGTTAAGATTCTTTCGACTTCAAATAATAAACCACTCCTTGTACCTTTTTTTATCCCTTCTTGTTTACCTGAAATTGACACACTTTGACAAGGAAAGGAGTAAGTCATTAGGTCACATTGGGGGTAATTGTCTTCATTTACCGTAGAAATGTCCCCCAAGTTGCCCAATGTAGTTTTATGTAAGGAGTCATAAGCAATATTAGCGATTTTTAGAATATCACAATTTGCGACATTTTCATAATCAACACCAATGTAGTCTAGGGCCAATTCTTGTGTTCCATAACCTGAAAATAATGATATGACTTTTAATTCATTCATTTTAATCTAATTTAATCTTCGTAAGAAATATCATTTATTTCAGATACAGTCTCATCTAAAGTAATCTCACCAGTACCATTTAAAATTGCATTCCAATATTGGGCGTATTGTTTTTTATATTTTTCTAATGCTTCTTTTGTGTCTGAAATATATCCTTGTGGGACAGCTATTATTTTACCATCCTTATACGCTATACCATTTACATGATTTTTAAGTATAGAAATTTTTGTCCTAATAGCATAAGATACAGTTCTTCCGTTTTTAGTTGCTGTAATGTGATTAATACCATTGTCCGCTTCATTACCAAAAAGAAATACCAAAGATGCTGCTAACCACAATGCTTCACCCCCTTTTGCTTTTATTTTTGGTTGTCCAAAAGGATTTGATGGTAATTGAACCCAAGGTTGATTGATTACAATCATAGTATTGTAATACGGATAATCTTCTTTCTTAGATTTTGTAATTCTTGAATGTATTCCCATTCCTATTTTATCGGCAAGAGCTGCCGCATTGTGCATTTTACCTCCTTTACCCTCAAATGTCATTTGACAAGGAATTGACCCAACTGAATCCCAACATATACATAAGTTATACGGTAATTCACCTTTTTCTTGTGCGTTTAATAATTCATTTACGTAATCAGTAGCTTGTTCAATATAATCAAAGCTATCGTTAAATATAAAGTTCCCATCCCAAGTACCATCTTCTAATTGTTCAGCTTGTAATCCTAACTCAACAGCGTGAGGCCAATTCCACTTCTTTTCAGTTATGATGAATACAGGTAAATCACCTCGTTTTTGGGCATCAACAGCTGACTTAATCATTGCTGTTGTTTTTGAACTATTTGTGTGACCTATAAATAGGTTTATACTCCCTAACACAGGTCCAGGTAATCCACATGCTTCCATAAAGGCATCACCACAATTATAGAAACTTTCTGGTTTATATTTTGTTTTGGTTGAGAATTTGGACTTAATTGAATCCAAAGTTATTTCTTTTTTCTTAATTGCCATTGGTTAAGTTGTATTTTACAAATTCTTTTAGTGTTTCTAATTTGTCTTTTGCGTTTGCCATCTTTTCAATGAATTTATCCATTTCTTCCAAATGTTGTGGATGTTCTCCAATAGCAACTGGATTGTTAAAGTATATCCATAGAGTGGCCTCTGTCTCAGCAATCTCACTTTCATACTTGTAAGTGAGTGCCTCAATCATTTTCTTTTGAATTTTCATTTTTGAGTTTAAAAATGAACCCCACCGATTAAATGGGGTTCGGATTAAGAAATATTTTTTTTAGAACGGAAGGTCAGCATCAACATCCCAATTGTCTTGGGGGTCTTCAATACTTGTTTTACCACCGATAATAACTTCACCCGCTTCAGAGTTACTATACACATAACCACCTTTTGCACTATCCCATCTTGGTGTTTCACCTTTAGCAATAGCTTCCAAGTATTCTACTGGTTTCTTAGAATATACATCAGCCCAAGTTAATTCATCATTAACCCAACTTTGTGCGGTTTCTTTATCCTCGTGGATTGTACCTGGGTCATCATACATAATTGTTTGGATAACCGTGTAAGTTGCACCCTTTGGTGTCTTGGCCTTAGTCATTTCAAGAATAATGTCTCTACCTTTTTCAGCGTCAGTTACATCACCTTTTGCTCTGAATATAGGAATTATCTTATCCAAGATACCTTCATTCTTGTAGTTGTGCTTGAACCTCCAAAATTTTACACCGTCCTTTTCATTATCTCGGTCAATTAATTTGACGATGTAAAATTTTCTTGGGTTATATTGTTTTGCAAGTTCCTTGTCGGATTCTTTACCCGTAGCCATAAGTTCCTGATATACCTCAGAGAGAGGGGAACGTTCATTGTCATTTTTACCTGGATCATAAAATTTCTGCCATTTACCATCAACTTGGATTTCGTGAAACCAAACCTCTTTAAAGGGTGAAGTTCCATCATTGGTTGGTAGGATTCTAAGTCTTTTTTGTCCTTGTTTTTCATTGTCTTTAAGAAGAGCTACGAAGTATTTCTTCATTCTCTCCTCTTGAGACATTTTGTTTGTGTTAGTACTAGATTTTTGTGATTGCTCATATTGAGCAAGAATCGCATCTAATGGATTTGTCGCCATGTTTGTTAAAAATTTAAGTTAGATAATGTTATACACAATAATAAGTGTCAGCCGTGGGTTTGTCAAATGAAATATTAATATAATTTTTGGTATCCTGAAAGATTGAATTTGTCTGGGTCTTGTATGTCCTCAAACTCTCTAAAACTTTTTTTGATGTCAGGTTGTGAATAATTTTCAACATCGTCTGGTCTTATAATATATTGTTCTCTTCCTGTATCTTCAAATTCATCTTCTTTTTCTTGAAAAAATTGACTTAGTTTTTGGTTAAATGGCCCAGAATCTAAACTTCTTAATTCCATTTTTTCTTCAGGTGTCTTAACTCTATATTTTTCAATCTTAGTTTCAATTGAATTTAATTTATCAATAATCTGATCCATATTAGCCAATTTACTCTCTAAGTCATCCAAATGCCGGAATAGGTTTTCAAAATAAATTTCTTGTTTTTCTTCAACCGATTTTTGTCCTTTAACCAAATCAGTAACTTTTATTTTCTTTTCTTTACCTTCATCACTAATTTTCTCAACCTCTGGATCTTCGCCAACATTTATCGGTTCAGGTGGAGGTAATGGAGCTCTCTCACCAGGAGGAGGGGGTGCTCCACCAGGAGGAGGAGGTGGGGGTGGAAGTTCACCACCAGGAGGTGGAGGTGGGGGCGGAAGTTCACCACCAGGAGGTGGAGGTGGAATTTCTTGTTCATTAATATAGTTAGTTATATCTCTATATCTTTTAATTTCATTTAAAATTCTAATATCAACTCTCATTTTAATTATCCGTTTAATAATTGTTTTATTCCATTTGTAGTTTCAACTTGGATTTTTTTGTTAGTCTTAATTGTATTATCTACCCTTTCAATGAGACCATCTTTCATTCTCACAACATAACATTCACCAGTTTGTAAATCACAAACTTGTTTTGTTCCATCCCCCAAGTCTTTCTGGGTTGTTTGGTTTTTTTTACCTAAGTAGTTTTCTAAAATAGTTTTTACGCTCATAGTTATATTTTTATTATAAATATCATCTTAAATAAAAAAAATTATCTATTAACTGAATTATATAAATCAATCGATGCTTGAGTTATTGATTCAATATTTTTTAATTCTTCAGTACCAGTTAATACTTTGTAATTATTTTCTCCAACCGAAAAATCAGCTGAAAGTGTTATGATTACAAACTTTGCGATATCCTTAGAATTACTTTGTAGTTTTAAGGAAGACGGATAATTTTTCCATCTTTCAAACATAAATCCAAGTTGGTCATTTAATGAGTCAAAATATACCATTGGTTCTTTAGTTGGGGTACAAAAATATTTTTTATTACTAGAGAAAAACGATTCGGTAGGTCCCCAATCTTGTAGAAGTGAAATACCTGCAAAATTATAAGAATATGATTCAATAATTGATTCGCCTCCAGATATATAATAAATTCTAGCAAACATACAATATCTAAGTAAAACACTATCAGTTCTTTTCGCAATTTCATTCACAATATTTTGTGATGTTTCGAAAGTTCCTTTTGGTCCTTGACTAGTATATTGATTATATTTTGTACTTACAGTACAATTTTGATCTAAACCTACACTATTTAATTTATTTGGTGTTGTAGTTCTAATACTTACACTATTTGTTTTTTCCGAGGCTGTGATTGCGTCTCGTTCTTGTTTGTTTTTATTAATTATGTTTTGAACCAACTTTTGTCTAAGTGATTGTATAAAATTATCAATCTTTGGTAATGAAGCAGTTGGTTGTCTAATTCCGGTAAATCTTGTTGTAAATGAACCAGGTCTAATATTATGGTCAACTGAAAGAATCATATATGGACCACTAAACATTGGTACATTTCTAAGATTAAAATACATTGTTGGTTGTATTAATGCGTTTCCTAACATATCAACATCACATTGATAACTTCTATTTTTATACAAATTATATAGTGAAGTACTTTGTGTCGAACCCTCTCTGTTATTACTTTGATTTGCTAATTGATTTGTCGCTTCCAAAGATTCACTGGTTGCTTTGCCAATGTCTTGCCCAACATTAAAACTTGTGAAAATACCTTGATTCTGTGGTCCAATATCAACATTAAAACCAACAACTCTATTTGACTTATCCCAATCGTTTTTACCTATTTGGTTTTCAACTAAAGGATTATCACTAGCTCTTCTCAATTCAAAAGCATCACTTCTTTTACGATAGTCTATATTGTTTTTTAAATCAACTTGTTCACTAGGTTTATTAGCATAAAAACAAACCATTTTTGCCGTGGATTCTCTATAATCAACATTTGTAAATGTTCCAAATAATGTATTTGCAAAATCTAATGTATTTTCAATTTTTGGTTTTGGATTTTTTACTGAATCTTGAACACCATAAAAATTTACATATGACGGTAAATTCATAACAACAAAATTATTCTCAATTAAAATATCTTGAACAAAAATCAACATTGTTTTTTTGCTTGATTTACTTTCGATTACTGTTTGTAATCTGTCCTTTAAGCTATCAATGTCCACTAGAATTTTATCTCCAATATTTCTACTAGCTCTATCTAATAACAAAACATCTTCAAATAAAGTTTTAGTCTTGAAGTCATTACCAGCAATCCATTTGTCATTTAATGCTTTAAAAGTCTCCCAAATTTCTAATTTTGTTTGTGGTTCACCTTGTAACTCACTACTTATTTGTTCTTCAGGATTTATCTTTATTGAATCTAATGAATTTCTAACATCAATCATTAATGAATCAATGACTTTATTTTTAAACCCATTAATCTTATTAAGATAATTTGTCATTGCGGTATTAAAAGCTGATGAACCTAGACTGTTAATAGGTGATGGGGTAGGTGAATATGATGATGGAACTACTCTATCAAAACTAATAATATATTGAGGGTCTGTTGTTACAGTTGTGGTTGATCCAAATATTCCTACAATGGTATTATTTATTAAAGTTTTGTAATAAACATCAGAACCTGAGATTGTATATATGTCATTATTTGTCGGTGAATTGTATTCACTTTCAAATAATAAAACATTGTCTTTATTGATATATGTTGTTCTGAATTTTAATTCAAATTGTTGGACATTAATCGTATCACCACTTTTTAATATAGCCGTAGCAACAGTTCTTGGTGAACTACTTGGGGTTGGTGATGGAATATAATTACTTTGAAACTGATTTAATTTTTGTGTTGCATATATTTTTATTATTGGTGCAAACGATTTAATATTTTCTTCGGTAAATTCAATATTTAAATCAACAAAGAAATCGGTAATGTATGATCCACTATTTTTATATTTTAATTCAGGTATTTCGGAAAATCCAACATAAGTAAATAATGCTGCCCATTCTTTAATATTATTATTCTGAGAGTTTGATAATGTAACAGTTCCATTTAAGGTTGGTAAGGCGTTTGGGGTATTAGTTGTATATTTTTTCCATTCAATCCTATCTACAATTGGTGTAGTTGAAAATGAGGAGAATAATCTTCTCTCATAATTTGATGGGTTGCCATATTTAAATGTTGCATCAACATTTAAGAATTTAGCTAAAATATCTTGTATTACAGCAAATTGTTCACCTTGTACTTTATTAACAAATTCAAATCCAGTACTACCTATTGTTTTAGGAATTCGTAACATAGTTCTCATTAAACTTTGAAAGTTCCTAAAATCTCTAGTCCCCTTATTTTCGTTATTAGATTGATTAGTGTTCGTTATTTCATTCCTAACAACACTCATTAGTAATAATGGGTCATCATCTAATGTTTGAGAAGTTTGTACTTGATTATCAGAATCTTCATAATCATATATTGATTTTGAGAATTTCAAAAATTCATTTTCAAATTTATCTAAAATATCTTTTTCAAAAACAGAAAAAACTTCATCCATTTTTGAGTACTCATTATTTAATCCTGATAATGTAAAGGCGTCTTGGAGTGTGTCTCCAGTCTTAATCATTTTTAAGTATTCTTCTGGTAATATTTTTTTAATTCTTGAGTTGTCAAAATAACCATAATTTGGTGCTGTCCAAAATAATCTAACCGAACCATTATATACCGCACTATTACCTAAAACTTGTTGTTTTATAGTATTACCTTGTCCAAAACATTCATTTTTGGTTTGATTAAACAATGAGCCACTTGATGGTAATAAATACATAAATTGTTTATCATCACTTTCTACAGCTAACGACCAAGGAATTACCCTAATACCTATTTCAGCATTTATCTGTGGTATTGTTTGATTATAATCAATTATCGCATTACTTACATAATTCATTGTCAACCCCGAATTATCCAATGCGTTTTGTATGTTTGTACTATTATATCCAGTACTTGTCGCATTTGTTACCGAGAATAGAGCTGTTGACCCTGTTTGTGGTGGGGAAATTTCATATTTACCTTTACCACCAGGAGTACCATCAATCTGAGAAATAATACCAGTGTTTGGTAATAAATTTAATCCAGCTAATAAGTATCCTGGTTGTAATGAAGCTAAGTTTATTTGTGTTACTGTTAATGTTGTACCACTAACACTGCAAGTTCCATTTATTTGAGAGTTAGATTGTATAATCTCATAACCATTTAAAAACACATTAAAATCATTAATTAATTTTGGATAAAACCCAACATTAAGTAGTGTTGATGTTTCAAGTCCAATTATTGTATTTGTTTCCAATACAATATCAATCGGTGCTCCATTAATTATTAAATTATATGTTTTTGTTGTTGCGGATGTTATTGGGTCATAGTTCCCTATTCTATCAAAATCTTTCCAAGAGTTCTCAAGAATATCAGTACCATCTTCAATGAATTTTTTATATCTATGCCATATTGAACCGTACTTTAATACCCAAGCATACGGAACTCTATGTAAAGCCCCAAATTTTTTAAATGTGGCAAAAATATAGTCCTGGAGGATATTCGTACCATTTTCATATTTAAGATATTTTTCCTTAAGTGTTGCTAGTGGTAAACTATTAATGAACAAGTACGCTGAAGCTACAAAAGGATGTTTATCGTAATTTCTAAATTTCTTTAATCCATCTTGGATGGAATTAACAAAATATGGGGTATTAAGAATTGATGTTGTTTGTTCAAAACTAACACCACCACTATAATTCAAATATCTGATAGTGCCTTCAGTTAAAACACGTTTCTCTGGTGGTCTATTATAAAAACTTTTCAACATATCATTAGTTGGTCCTGTGGATTGAGATGACGGGTTGATAGGTTCTGGTTCTGAACTATTTAATTGTATAAAAGAGGTAAGAGGTCTTCCAAATAAATTACTTGTTTTGGGTAAAAAATTAGCAATAACTTTATTATTAGGATTGTATTTTAATATGTCAGTAGTCACAAAAACCGATTCTGGGGAATCTATAGACACACTTTGAGCCAAATATTTTTTAATCCAGTCTTTGTTTGTAAATGGAAAAGTATCAGTAAAGTCAAATTTGTTATCTGTTGTTGATACTAAAAATTTTTCAAGCTCACCTTCAAAAGTTAATGAAACTTTTGGTTCAGTAAAAGATTCAGAAAATATATACGGATTTAAAAATTCAAATTCACCATTAGTAATTGTATTTCTAATATATGGAGTGTTAAAGATACCTCTTATAAAATTTTGCCAACTTTCACCAGTTCCATTATTTGAGAACTGACGTAGTAAAGATTCAAAATTAGCCGAAGTTATTAAATAATTTTTTAACTTATCAACTATAAATGGACTCCCACCTTCCAATGCGTTTTTAATGTTTGTCTTTTCACATTCAGAAATAAATTTGATTATTGGGTCAATGAATGACGGAGCGTCTTCAACTCTGGAAATTTTAGAATAATTAATTGTATATAAAATTCTTTCATAAATTTCATAAAAGAATTTAACCTCTTCTTGATTACTAAAAACATAATTACTAATTGGAAATTCAATTGCATTACTTGAAACCCGTTTAATGTCAAGTACTTCGTTATCGTTTTTGGTTTCAGATGGAGGACTCTTTCTTTCTGTCAGTCCTTTTATGAACTCTTCAACAAACTCTACTTCAGGCCAAACATTAAATAAATAACCTTTAGTTTTTGAAATTAATGAGGCATCACCCAAATATCTTAATTCATATTTTTCATGTCCATCTTCACCTGTTGTTTCAACAATGTACTGAGGCCAAGGATAAATTGGGGTATTCGCATTGTCCCCATTGTTAAATGTTTCTTGTGACGCCCCAGCGGTTTGTTCGTTTAAAATAACTTGTTTTCTTAATCTATCATTTTGTAATTCCCACGCCTTGGTATGAACGTCATCCATCATTCTTAAAAACGCTTCACCGTTCGCAAATACAACCGCTAAAATATTTCTAATATTTGGTATAAATCCAAGTCCTTCATTTTTGTTTTGTAACAAATTGGATAAAGCTTCAGCTAATTTTTGTTCAATTTCTTGTCGTAGTACTTTTAAATCTTTAACCATTTTGTCGGTTAGATTAATAAAAGTATTTAATCCTTCAAATACAAAAAAATTACTTGCTGGTATATTCTCACCAGTCTTTAATTTAATATTAAAAGTATTAAATGAATAACTTGAAGCTAATTCACTCTTAAATTGCTCTATTTGAGCTGGTGTAGGTTGTTTTCCTTTTCGTTGATAATAAGTTTCATTTAAGTCTACTTTATCTATTGTAAGTTCTGAGATAAAAACTTTAAATGTTATTGGATTATTTACTTTAACATTAAAAGTTTTTCCATCTATTTTATAACTACCATTTTGACCAGCAACTGGATTTGTATTTAATCTTTGATTAAAGTCAGTTAAAATCGCATCTAAATCAGTGATTGCTGCTTGTCTCAAATCATCAGAATTCAATTCTTTTTTAAAACTATAAACTCTTTCTTTGGTGTTTTTTAATATAAATACATTTTTGTTATCCATATAACGAGTAAACCAAGAAGGTTTACTTCCTGCAGTGTAATAAAAAACAACTCCTTGATATTCTGTTAATAATTTTTGATAATCATCACATCCTGAAATTGGTTCTAAATTTTGCTTAGTAAATGTATCTAATTTAGTTTTTATAAAAGTATCTAACAGATTTTTTAATTGAACTAAAGTAAGTTCTGGTAAATCAACCGGAATTAACCCTTTTGATTTATATTCACTATACATTTCTTTTATTTTCTGATATCCTCTTTCTGTGATTGTTTCGTTAACTGTCACGGTATTAGATTGACCACCACTACTCGATTGCCTTGAAATTCTTGTCTTGTACATATGTGGGGCGGCAATTAAAGCCTCCATACTTAATTCACTTAATAATGTATATTTGTATGTATAAAATTGTAAGTCAATCTTGAAATTACCTGAGTCAGCTTGATATCTAGCGTTAAATTTTTGTAACATAAGACCCAATCTAACCGCCTTACCATAATATCCTTTTATGGTTAAATAAAATAAAGGATAAGGTAAATTAAAAAATGCCGCATATGGTGAATTGTCGCCAGATTCGAATAATGCACGACCTTTTACGTCAACTAATTCAATTGATATTGATGGCATGAATGCCGTGTTTTGTCTAATACTAATTGATGTTATACCTAATAATCCGTTATCTACTGACCCTGGTTTTCCATTAGATTGTATTGTTTGTCTTATATAGTAATCATTATCTTTGTTTGGATTTTTTATTGACTCTTGTTTAGGTTGGTTTACACCTTGTCCTTTTACGGTATCTTTTCCGGTTATTTCGTCAGTCCAACTTGTATCCATATAAGTTTTGCCACCAGGTTTCAAGAAATTAATCGTTGCTACGGATACAGTTTGAAATACATCGTTATTTGCAACACCGACAGCTAATTTAGTTCTCGGTAATAATTTGGTTTCCAAATTGGCATACATAACAAGATTTTCGTGTTTCACTAATCTTTCTTTAGTGACACCATTTTCATCCACTACTTTATTGGGATCAATAACAATTATATTGTTATAGTCAAATTCTACTAATATGTTTTCTGGTTTATCTACCATAATAAAAAAGGTAATCGTCTAATTGATTTTTATAGTCTTGTAATGAAGTTACTAATGGATATGGAATAGTCAATATAGTGCCATCCGGTATTGCCCATTCATTTGAACCATATTTTGGGTTTGCCTGTAATATTAACCACCCAAATAGTGGGCTACCATAATATTGTTGGGAAACTTTATCTAATCGTGACATATTACTTTTATAAATGTATCGTTTATCCGTACTTTTCGATGGTAATGAGATATATGGAACAACTGTTTGTTGTCCATTAATTATAAAATCTTTATACCTATTATATGTTTCTCTAGCCATTAGTTAAATGTGTTTTTACCATTAAATGTTTTTCTGTCATTATTACTATTAACACTACTGTATAAATCAAGAATTATTTTTTCATTTTCTGGAGTTGCCCCAATTGTAGTATAATTAAATTTTCTTACTTTACCTTTGGGGTACATTTTGTCTTCAATTCCATCAATTAGTTCTTTATATGTTTTATCTTTCTTTAAATTTTTAAAAATGTTTTCTTCTAATTTTAATTCTTTAGTATAATCTCTATCTAAATCATTAACTATCTTTTCAAATTTATTTATTAATTTAACTGGTGTGTTCCAATTTTTAAGTTCACCTGATATTATTGTGTCAATAAATTGTTGTTTTTTATCTTTGTTTGTTAATATTCTGGCCATAACCATAAAGAACATTTTATCTATAATTGGGTTTTCTGTTCCAAAAATTTCATTATCTTTAACCTTAAAATCACCAGCATCATATGTTTTTATATCAAAAATTTCGGTATCCCCAAGTAATTTGTTATAAGAATCAATTAGAAGTCTCACTTTTCCGTAGTCATCTTCCATTTCATCTTTCGTGTTTACTTGATTTTGAGTATTTTTACTAACTTCATTAGTTGGTGATAATTTATATATTCTTGGGTTTCCAGTTTCTAATATTTTACCATCAAGTAAAGTCAAAACTGTATTAATTTTTCTAATTGTTTTTACAAAATTTTCTTCAACCAAAACTAATTCTTGTGTTGTTGTTGTAATTCCATTAGAATACGTTGATTTTAAATCTTGTATATATTTTATAAGATTTGTTTTTACATTGGGTATTGGAGTATTTTCAGGATTTGTGAAAAAGTTATTAAGTTTTCTTATTAAAATATTAGTATCATCGTCTATCCTATCAATTATTTCTTTGAAAGTTTCGTCTAATAAACTTTCATATTCTGATTTACCAAAAATTTCAGCATTAGGTGAACTAATATCCCCAATAGCAAAATTTCTATTTTCATTTATTAATTGAACAACACCGTAGTTGTACGAATTATTTATACTTTCTAATTTATTTACCAATGTTGTCATATAGTCTTTAGTGACACCAATTAAACTATCCATAATTTTTTGGTAAGTAGTTTCACCAGTTTGACCCCCTGTTACCGGTATATTAGTTACAATTGTTCCAATTGGATTTCCACCTGGGTTTGGTGGAACTAATGTACCACCTTCACTTTTTTGTGTTGGCTGATTCAATAATAAAGCATCTACTATTTGTTTGTCTAAAGTTGAGGTATCTTCAGTTGGTGTTGCTCTTTCGTCATATATTTCAGTATTAGCATAAAAATTAAATGATAAGGCATTTTGTAATTGTTCTACAGGTTTTGATAATCCCATACCCCCAATTATATTGAAATTCATTGATACTTTAACCATCATTGGTTGTACACCAATACCTTCAGGGTTTAAATCAAGAAGATTATTATCATAAGTAAACCCCATTGTCGTTGGTATTATTTTAGTGTGATAGAAATCTCCGACTCTTAAAACTAAAATTGGTGGTGCTCCAAATGCTGTATTTATTGAGTCGTTATATTTAGGTTTACCATCAGTACCAATTATTGGTATAGTTTCACCAGGTCTAGTGCATTGGTTTAAAAATGTTAATCTGGCATTTAACCCTTCTGGAGTCATTGAGTGAAACGCTGGGTTAAAGTATTTAATTTTTTCTTTAAATGACGCATAAACCATTGGGGCTTTTTCTTCAATTAATTCAAAATAATCACACTCGGTTAAAAGATTCCTTAATATTTTTTTACCAATACCTTCCTTTAATTTTTTTATAACATCAACGGTTGGTTCTATTCTTGGTATTGGTTTCGGTATTGGATTTGGTTGTGGATTTGGTGGTGGAGGAGGAGGAGGTGGTGGTGGTGGTGTTATTTTTTCCAAATTTACATTTATATTTGAAATTCTTACTCTTCTACAAGCCATCGCATTGATAGAATAAACAGTACTTTCATTAACCCCTCCGTTTCCGCCAATTACATTTTTTCTACAATCAACTTCAAATCCATAATCACCGGTTTCACCCTGTGGTATTACAATTTCTTCACCCTCAGTCTTTGGGGGATTAATCTTAAATTGTTGACTGTCAAAAAATTTTTTCATTTTAACTCCGCCAACTTCATAGTTTTTTAAAAAATTTTCAATAGAACTTGTACGTCTTGCTGATAAACTTTTATTGTAATCAACATCCCCTAATGCTGAGGCCGAACCAACCATATCTATGGTTATGGTATTTTTAGCGTTACTACTTAACACGTCAAAAACTTTAGGTGCGAATTCGTTTATAAATGAATTAAATTGTTTAAAAATTACATTATTGAAAAAATCGGTAGTTTTTTTAGTTCTAGTACAATAGTCACTATAAGAAACTGTACCCGCCCCAATTATATCCGAAGGTATATTACCAGATTTTTTACAAAAAGATAAACTTGGATTAAAAATGGCGTCAGCTTTTGCTTGGTATTTATTAACATTAGTTGAACTACTATATGATGAATATGTTGACCCATATGATACTGAAGTTGTAGTTACCCGAACATTTTCTGGGCCTGGGACATCGTTTTCAAAGTAAAACGCCAAATTTTTGAATACTTCAAAATCCTTTGCTCTAGGATCATATTGTGGGTCTGGGTTTTTACCGACACCATTTACATTGCCTGTTCCTGTCTTATCTGCTTCCGGAACAACCGAAATTCCTTTGACAACCCCTAAATAT